AGCGCCGACGTCTCGATCCGCTTCGCGGAGTCGGTCGAGTTCGTCGACTTCACCATCGCCGTCGGCGACGCTAACGCCGTCATCTAAGGAGACTGACACAACATGCCTAACTACGTTTCCAAGAGTCGCCGGAAGGTCACGGTCTCATCCATGCCTGGCGTGTGGATGACGGCGTCCGATCCGTCGGCGTCGCGCACTAACCAGATGCGCCGTCGCGGCGCGGGCGAGAACATGGAGGTAATCACCTCTCGCCTCACCTGGGAGTCAATCACCCTCACTAAGATGTGGGACCCGGACTCCGATCAGACGGTGTGGACCGAGCTCAACCGCGGCAACGCGTACAACAACTCGACCATTACCTTTACCGATCTGGACAGCGACGGGGTGCCCCAGGGCACGCCGGACGCCTACGCCGGATGTGCCGTGGAGTCCTTCACGCGTACCGGCTCAGACGCCAACGCCGACGACGAGATCGTTGAGCTGACCGTCGTGTGGTCAGTCCCTAGGAAGGGCTGACCCATGAGCATCGGGGAGGAGATTCGCCGGGAGATCGCATCCCGTCAGCGTCGCACCGTAGAGATCACCCATCCTGAGGTCGTCCAGTACGCGATCACCTATCGCGTCCCGACAGACCGCTCCGAGGTTGCGGGAATCTTCAAGCGTGCGGAGATGAACAAGAAGGAAGCGGGCCTCGCGGACGCCTCCATCCTGGCGCTGTGCTGCCTTGAGATCAGGCGCTACGGCACGCTTGTCGCGGACGATGAGGGCAACCCCCTCACGTTCCGCGACAAGCAGCTCCAGGAGTGGGTCGGCGCCACGTCGGCCCGTGACGCTGCCCGAGCCCTTTACGGCTCAGACGGCTACGTCACCACCGTCGCCAGCCGACTCCTTGAAGAGGCGGGCTACGGCAAGGACGACGAGGTCCTCGTCGAGGACCCTACGTCGCCGAGCTGAGTCGACACCCCGTCGTCGTCACGGCTCAAAGATTCGCAGCGGGTGGCCTCGGCTCGGTCTGGGATGTCCTAGACCGACCCGAGGCTGATCTGCCCCTGATAGTGGCCCTCACCGTGGCCCGCTCTCGGGACCTAGACGAGCAGCAGCGCAAGCCCTAACGCGAGGAGGTGAGCAGTCATGGCAGAAGAAGAACTCATCGTAAAGATGACTCTGCAAGACGAGCTCTCCCGCCAAGCGACGGCGCTCAATAAGACAGTCGCCAAGCTGCGGACTGAGATGGAGAAGGCCCGCGAGGAAGCTGAGCGCACGGGCGACACTTCCAACTATGACCGCCTGCAGAAGGAATACCAGCAGACCCAGCGCGAACTCGTCACGATCAAGAATCGCGCCAAGGAGGTCGGCCGCGAACTCCGCACGATGGAAAAGCAGGGTGTCAAGTCTGCGACCCGCGTGCAGTCGGCTTGGAAGAAACTCCAAGGGGTGATGAAGAATCCCCTCTTTACAGCGGCGACCGTGGCCGGCGTGGCCCTGTTCGGCAAGCGCGCCGTCGAGGCTTTCGCCCAGGCCGAGCAGTCGCAGATGAAACTCGTCCAAGCCTACCAAAAGTTCAGCGGCGTCAGCGACGTCCCTATTGACTCCATCCGCGCACTCGCGTCTGAGTTGCAGTCACTCACCGGCACCGACGACGACCTCCTCGCCGCTGCCGCCGCGACCCTGGCGCGCTTCGACCTCACCGGGACGGCCATCAAGGGACTCCTACCCCTCGTCAATGATTTCGCCATCCTGACGGGTCGCGACGTCGTCGAGGCATCCGAGGCCATCGGTAAGGCGTTCATGGGCAACGCTCGCGCGCTCAAGGAGCTCGGCATCAACTTCGTCGCGACAGGTGACCGAGCCACAGACCTAGAGACGATCATGGCCGCCCTAGAGTCTAAGGCGGGTGGCACGGGCGAGGCTTTTGGCGCGACCGCTGCCGGTGGTCTGGCCCGCGCACAGCAGGCCTTTGGCGACCTCCAGGAGGAGATCGGCGGCACGCTCGTCCCCGCCCTAACCGCGATGCTGCGCGTTGTCGAGCCTGCGGCCAAGTTCTTCTCTAGCCTGCCCGATCCCATCAAGGGAGTCGCCATCGCTATAGGCGTCCTCGCCGCTGCGGCGCTTGCCCTCGGCCCGCGTATCGCCGTGATGATTACTGGCATGAAGGCCGCAGGCATTGAGGCCACCGTCATGCGCGGGAAGATGGCCGCTGCGGGCAGTTTTGTGGCTGGCCCCTTCGGTGCCGCTCTGGCCCTCGGCACGGTCGCGCTGACTCACTTCCTGATGGAACAGGCCGAGGCATCTGCACGCGTGGACGAGTTTGCCTCCAACATTGACAGCGTCACAGGGAAACTCAACAGCGCGGGCGTCGCTCGCATTGCCGAGCAGCTTCTCGGCGACATCAGCGAGGACGACTGGAAGACGCTGGACCGCCTCGGCATCTCGGTCGAGGATGCCACGGCTGCAGTCATCGGTGGCGCTGACGCTTGGGAGGCGTTCCGCATCAAGAAGGCCGAGGCCGTCAACCGCGCTGGCATCGGCTCCGAGAAGGGACTCCTGGCGACCCTTGAGGGTAACGTCATGGGCCTACGCTCCGAGGTACAGCGCGGCGAGGAAGCGTGGCGCGCCGCCACGCGCGCGACTGCTATCGCAGAAGGTGGCCTAGAGGACGTCGCCTACACCTCTGGCACAGTCGAGGCCGCCATGCGGAGAGTCAATCCTCTGGTCGGCGAGTACCGCGACAAGGCGTGGTCGGCGTCCTATGCCGCGTCCGCACTCAAGACGGCTAACCAGAACGCCGCGACCGCGACCGACAACCTGTCGCGCGGCCTAGAGGGACTGCAAGCGACGATCAGCGAACAGCAGGCGCTCGCCGCCTACCAGACCTCACTAGAGACATTCATTGCAGAGCCCAGCGCCGCGACGGCTAGCGCCGTTGCCGCTGACATGGCAACCGCCGCCGCGGCAATTCAAGACCCAGGCGACCGGGCCAAGTTCACTAAGCGGGCTGTCGACGACATCCGCAAGGCCGCAAGCGACGCGGGGATGAAGCTTAACCCTGATCTAGACGCGGGCCTTCTGCGCGCCCGTGGCAATGCGAGACTCTTAGAGACTCAGATTGACCGCGCCGTCCGCGCTCGCGTAGTGGAGATCACGCTGCGATTCAATGACTCGCGCACCACCTACGGCGGCACCACCGGCCAAGGTGACGGTCCTCGACATGGCGGCTACACCGATGGGTGGATTAGTGGCGGCTACGGCGGCCCGACGTCCGACCTGGCGCCCATCTGGGCGTCCCGAGGCGAGTACGTCCTGCGCGCCGGTGCTGCCGCTGCCCTCCGCAATGCGCTCGGCGACTCCGGCCTGTACGCGCTCAATCATGCCGACCGCTCTTTGCCATCGTTCCTAGATTCCCCCGTGCCCCCCATCGTCTCAGGCGGTGGCTCTGAGCCTGCGCTCGTGGGCGCGGGGGCTCCTGTCATCAACATCGGCGAGATCAAGGCCGACAGCGGGATCGACGTCCAGTCCGAGGTGTTGTGGGCGCTGCGCCGCCATGAGCGCATCAAGCGGGAGCGGTCGTGAGTGTGAGCGTCCGCGTACCAGGCTACGCCTCAGGGGTAACGCGCCAGGTGCGCATCAGCGCCCCAGCCATCGGCGAGGTCGTCCTGCCGTGGTGGCCCGATGAGATCGGCTCGTCGAATCTCGCAGGCATCTACGAGACACAGGATCGCCCTGGCCGCGTGCCCCTTCTTGTGCGCTCGGGCGATCCCCTGCCGGAGCTGCGGATCGGTTGCATTGTCGCCACTAATAACCCCGAGCAGCCCGGAAACGTCGGCCAAGTGCTCGCAGCCCTGCGGAGAATGGCAACCGCCAAGAAGCCCGTCACCGTCAAGATGGCAAGCCGCTCGTCGGCGTACCGCATCACCGACCTCGGCATCACCGAGCTTGACTGGGCCAGAAGCGGCCAGCCGTCTAGTGCCGAGGTGTCCCTGACCATGACCGCCTCCTCCGATGCCGCCGTCCCCGTAGGCCCGATCAACAAGAAGCCCAAGCGATGAGTGTCGCCTTTAATGAACCGAGCCCGGAGGGCGTGCCCGCGCCGGAGCCACCCGCGGGTCTGCCCGACTACGAGGCGCTGTCCCCCGCGCGTCGCTCACCCCAGGTCCGCGCCGCCCAGCGCCTCGGCTCGCGCCGCCCTGACCGTCTGCCTAAGTCACCCTCGGACGCCTAATGCCTGAGCGCAAGCCCCGCGCAGGCGTCATCCGAATCGCCACGCGCAAGATCGCCGACCCGCTTGCCGACGTCGTCACCGACATCAGCCTTGACTACGGGACGGGCCAGGTCGCCGAGCTGTCAATCACGGCAGCCGACCCGACGGGACGGCTAGACGGCAGCCCTCTGGCGGCCCTAGGGACCACGGTCACCATGACCGACGACCCTGCGGGCTCGTGGGAGGTCGGCTCCATAGACGCCGTCTACGGCGCCGGGATCACCTGGACGTACCGCTGTCGCTCCAAGCTTGCCAAGAATCTGCGGACCCGATTCAAGATCGGCGCCGAGGTGAAGGTCTCCCCGACCGAGTGGGTGACTCGCCGCGTCAAGGAAGCAGGCGGGCGCACCGTTGCCCAGCCGTCGTCCAAGCGCATCGCCATCGGCCAAGGCGGCAAGCAAGACAGACAAAGCGTCCTTGACGTGATCGGCAACCTCGCCGGGGAGCTTGAGTGGGGATGGGTCGAGCACGGGGACACCTTCTACTTCGGCGACCCGTACTGGGCGCTGACGGGCGGGCCGGGCCTGCCGACGTGGCCGGTCACTTGGAAGGCAGACGTCCGTAGCGACGCCCTGGCGATGTCGGTCAATCTGTCCGACGACGACACCGAGACGCGCGGCACCCTTGACCTGTCGCTCCCCAACGCCTACGGGCGACGTCTCCGGCCGTGGCATCGCGTCCAGCTCAAGGACGCTGGCCGCTACTCCGGCCTGTGGCTCGTCGACTCCGTGTCCTACCGAGACGACGACTACTCCCCCGTAGACGTCTCCTGCTCCTTGCCCCGCAAGCCATCTAAGAAGGGCGGCAGCACATGAGCCTCCGCTCAGGATTACAGCGCGGCATCGTGACGCGCGCGACATCCGCTGGCGTCTATGTCCAGATGCCCGACCTGTACGGGTCCTCCGAGGTTGGCCCCCTGGACTTCATTGGCCCCAAGATGCGGCGAGCCTCTCGCACCACGGCGGCCGGTGGGACAAGCCCCACAGACAGCGGCGGCACCCCCGCGCACACCCACGCCATCGCCACCCACACACACAGCCTCGCCCAGGTTGACACGGTCGCGGACAGATTCGCCACCGGGGATCGCGTCCTCATCGCCACCGTCGGCGCCGGCGATTGGGTCATCCTCGGCCGGATTGAGACTGGAGCGAACTCATGAGCGCGACCCTGGCTCACCCCTTCCGACTTGACTCCGCAGGAGCCGCGGCCATCATCCCCCAAGGCGGCAAGCGTCACGCGCTAGAGCTCGTGCGCCACGTCGTCTCCTGTCGCATCGGTGAGCGACCTCTCGCGCCCGACTGGGGTCTGGCCGACCCGCTTGCCGACGGCGTAGATGAGGCAGACGTCCGCGCGGCGATTGACCTGTGCGAGCCCGACATCGTCGTCTCCGGCGTCACCCTGACACCCCGCGACAGCACCGACCTAGACATCGTTATCGACGCCGCCTGGAGGGCATAGATGAGTGACCTCGGCCTCTCCCGTGTAGAGCTGACCCCGGACGACCGCGACCCACAGGCGACCTTTGACGCCATGCTCGCCACAGTCCAGGCCGCGCTCCCAACGTGGGACGCCCGTAATGGCGCCCTAGAGACCGTCCTCCTAGAGGCATTTGCGACTGGCGCCGCCGATGTGATCTACGCCCTCAACAGACTCCCCGGCCGCATCGAGGAGGACATCCTCGCCCTGTACGACGTCGCCCGCTACGCCGGCGCCGCCGCCACCGGGACGGCCGTGATCACCTTCGACACCTCGCGCACGGTCACCGTGAGCGCGGGCCTGCGCTTTGCGGTGCCCGACTCAGACATTGAGCTAGAGGTCAGCACGACCACTACCGGCACCGGCGCTACCCTGTCGGTCCCCGTGCGCGCCACCGAGCCCGGCACCGAGCCCAACGCCATCACCTCAGGCGCGGCCCTAGACGTCCTTGACTCCATCCCCTTTGCGGTCTCGGTGGCCCTGTCTGGCACCTTGACCGGGGGCGCCGACCCCGAGACGGATGCCGCCTACATTGAGCGCGCCTCGACTCGACTCGCGCGTGTGACCTCATCTCTCGTAGTCGCGGATCACTTCACGGCCTACGCGCTAGAGAATCCTGCCATCAAGCGGGCCAAGGCTTATGACCTGTGGGATGGCAGCGGCGCGAACACTTCCTCAGACCTCGGCTATGTCACCGTCGCCGTGTACGGCAATCAGGCCCAGGTCGCGTCAGGCACCCGCACGACCCTCGCCGCCGAGATGAATGAGCGCGGCGCCGCAATGATGACGCCCGTCGTCATTCAATCAACCGTGACGACCATTAACATCGCCGCCACCGTGGTCGCCCTCGCAGGCTATGACACTAACGCCGTCCGAGACGCCTGTGTCGCCGCCGTCCGCGCGTACGTCAAT